ATTGTGTAATAGCTCCACTATTGTATTTTTTAACCTTTACCATGTCACCCTGAGCCATTGGTTTTGGCCCTCTGAAATCTTTTCTTTTTACACCCGATGGGTCTTTAATTTTACCTGCACATATTTTTGAAGCGTAAGCGTTTGCATAAGCTGAAGGATAAACCTTAAACTTTCTTTTAGCGGCCGCTTTGCCTCTAGGACATAGTTTAGTCATAGGCTCCTGATGATTATAATCAGGATTATATTAACATTTAGAGATGTTTTAGTCTATAACCTAGTGTTTTTCTTTTTAGATTTGTGTTTTTTATAAGCTAACATTGCTCTCGAAGGCTTAGCCCCTCGTAATTTACCCTCTATTTGTTGGGTCATTCCAGTTCTAGCTATTGGCATAATTCTGTATAAATAACTTTACCATCAATTTTTTGTGCTTGCAAATATTCCTTTCTATTCATTCTTTCTAGTGTGTAACTACAATGAATCCATCCAGAGTTAGGGTCATCAGGACTCCAAAATTCTAATATACACTGATCGTATTCAAGATTTTTCACGATCCAATCACTTACATCTTTGTTATGTACACCAAAGATTTCAAAATCTGCTGCTTCACCCTTGATATGTTGACTTTTAGAACTTGAACCAATCTTTTCACAAAGCTCTGCAGATCTGTATCCAGATGACACAGAAACCGGCATCTTAAAAAAATTTCTAACAGGTTGTAATATACTTATACACAAAACTCTTAATGACTCTATTTGTTGGACGTTTGGATTATTATTAATTCCAAATCTTACAGCATCTTGAGATTTTATTAATTCATCCAATGTAAAATTTTCACTTAATCTCATAAATTTCTAAATAGGTTTTCATTAGTAGATTTGGATAGTTAGGATTAGTAGCATATTTTTCTAATTTTACAAAATATCTTGTTGTATTTTGAATGTTATTATTTTGTTGGTAAAGTCTTTCATTTCTAAAATCTTGATAATGATGATTAAAATTTAATAAATTTATATAGTATTTAACTGAATCACATTTACTGTTAAAAGTTGCAACTCTCCAATTTACCGTATGAGAAACTTTACCTGGCAATATACCATTTTCTAAATTTGCAAATTGTCGTATACCAAATAAATTATTACCCTCGATTGCAAACCTAGATTTACCAAAATTAGATTCTAATGAGGCTTTTGTTATTATTAATCTTCTATTTATTCTTTGATCTACAGGAATTTTTTTTTCTAAATAATCTACGCATTTGTTGAGATTTGTTATGAATTCATCTTTCGTATTAGCCACAAAGGCGGGCTCAGTTCTATTACTTAAAAATCCTATTATCGTTAAAAATATTATAGTTCCAAAAAATATGAAAACCATGTTCCTAAATTTTAACATTTCTTCAGTCATTTGAGCATTTACAGTGTCGTTGCAAACAACACTCTCCATTCCAGAGTTTATAGATACATTCACTTGGTAATATCTTTCTTATCAGTTTGATAAAACATTTTATTTGTGTCATCGGTCACCCATCCCTTGTTTTCGACATTCCATTCTGAATGCTGGACCATATAATCAGGCCAATGTGACGAAGTAGTAAAACTAGATATATTCCACAAAATACGATTATTAGGCTGAATAGCATAATTCCCGTTATCAAGAGCCAAAACGTGTCCACACTTATGTTCTGAAGGTATTTCAGAATGTTCCGTATCCAAGATATTAGGCTCTGGGTGAGCCCAGTCAATCGTGAATAAATAATCACCGTGATGAAATTTTTTGTCATGTCCTAAGTATTTACCTTTTTGTCCGATTAAAAAATCAAGAGTAATAATACTAGGATAATAACTAAATGAATTCCATAACTGAAGATGTTCGAGGCTTTGATCTCGAACTTGTCCATCACCCTCACCACGGCTAAATGATCTTTGAAAAAAAGCAGAGATAGGGAGTCTCCAATATATCGCACCATTTGTAAGTAAACAATGAAACAATGGCGCCCTGCCTGGAATGCTCGCAAGACCAATGACCACGCACTCTTCAGCTTCTCCTTTATGTTTTGTAAGGTCATATAAATATTCCCTCCTTATATTACAATAAATTGGTGGAATGTTAGCGTTTAAATATGCCATTTAACATTTCCATCTTCTCCTCGCAGCACAAATTCTCTTCTTTGGTGTTTTTGAACAGTCTACATTATGCATTTTCATTTGTCCAGCAGATCTTGCACAATATGATTTTCTACGCGCTGATCTTTTAGGACCAGGATTATCCTCGGTCACTGCTGTAGATAATTTAGAACCTGGATTCATTCTTCTGTAAGCTGCAACACCTTCTTGTGTCATACCTGCGCCAGCTTCAGTAGACCTAAAATATTTTTTATTTTTAGGAGGCATACCTCCTTTTTTAAATCCTAAAAGTTCAGCTACATAATCTTGCATTACTCACCTATTCCAGGTGCATTAAACTTATCTGTAAATAATGTATACGCAGCAACATTAGTTTTAGTTTTACAAAAAATACCACTAGGAAATGGAATGCCATCTTCAGGTAAATTTAGAGTGTAAACATCATTGTTTGGCACATCTACAATTAATAAAGTTGTTCCTGAATTTGATGTAGTTGTAAGTTCTAAAACTCCTGCACCTCCACCATCAGATGCAACAGAAATACCTCTTAATCTTACAGCCGGTGCTACAATTGCAGTAGCCCCAGCAGAGGCTGTTGATCGCGTAGCTTGTATATCACTTTTATAACCCATTTTTTCTCCTTTAAACTTTTAAAAGTTTCTAGTTACTTATTGAGCTACTATACCGTTTCCTTGAACGTAAGTAACAACAACTCTTGCTTTACCAGCAGTAGCAGAATTTGCAACTGTAATACCATAAGGTTCTACATCACTTGTACCAGTGTTTACCCAAGCGTCAACTGCAGCTTGTGACATAACAACAGTTTGAGCAGTTGCTGAAACGTTTGTTGCTGGTGCAATATTTGTTGCACTACCACTTGCATTTCCGATAGCAATAGTAGTTGTGCTTGAATTTGCAAATAATTGTTCCATTACTAATGTAATGCTAATTATTTGGCTGCTTGCTGGAATTACAATACCTAAAGCAGTTGCTGTTGTTGTTGTATGTGTAAGCACAACTGTTGAAGATTGGCTTAAAACAACATTACCAACGTTTTTAACATCTTCTCCTAAAGTTGTTCCAGTTGTATTTAAAATTGGACCTGATTTTACTGGCCCTTGAAATGTAGTTTGTGACATTATTTTTCTCCTTTATATTTATCCATACTTATAATAGTATCTTTATTTTCTTGTTTTAGTTTTGTTTCTAACTCTTCAATTTTTTTATTTGCTTCTACAACTTTTTTAAAAAGTGCAGAACTCTGTCCTAAAGCTTGATCTCTTTGTTGCTCTAGTTGAGTAATTAAAAATTGAATTTCTGGATCTTTATGTGTTATCATTTTATGATTGACTTCCTACCACTACCCAAGTTGGTGATGCAAGAGTATTTGTATTAATATACAAAATTCCTGTAGATATGTTTACATACAATGAACCTCTACCAGCAAAATTAGCTCCTGTTGTTCCATTAACTGGAACTCCTGCTGCATTCATAAATACAACATCGTTTTCCATTCTAATGTTTGCTTTTTTGTAAGGTTGAACACTTGAAGGTCCGCCAGCATCTGCCACTGGATCTTGAATTTTTAAATCAATACCATACTCAAATCCTGAAGCAGCTGTAGATTGTGCCATTGCAACTCCAAAAGCAGCTCTTGCAGTTGTTGTTCCAGAATCACCTTGCATAAATGCCATAACTGCAGCATCGCCTGAAAGTGTGTTTGTATTAATTATTCCAAGTACACCAGCCATTAGTCCATTATTGTTATAAGTTCCAATAACTGCAAAATTTCCAGCAAGACCAGCTACATGATTAAATGTAGTATCTGGTGTCGTCGCAAAAGGCGAACCAGTTTGAGTTCTTCCAAATACACTGTAAGCTTCTCCAGGTGTTAAATAATCTGAACTTCCAAATCCAGTTGTTGGTTGTATTCTTGAATAAAAACCATAAGCACCTGTACCATCTTCAATTGAAATAACTGTTCCGGTATTTATGTTTGTAGGTGTTAAGACGTTGCTTCCCTGACTTCCGCCTTGATATCCAGATCTAACTGGACCACTAAAAGTAGTTTTTCCCATTTTTTTTTCCTAG